TGGCGGTTCATTAAGTGAAGCCATTGTTCTTAATTACAAAATAATTAAGGGTTAAATGGGATTGTTTGCTTTTAAGCGAATAAGGGAAAAAGAAGCTGCCGTTGCGGTGGCTTCTATTCCTACAAAAACAAAAAAACGTAAATCAAAATCTAAGGTCGACAATGGCGATAAGCATAACAGCAACAGCGGGAAGCGCGTCAGCAAATAGTTACATCACACTTACAGAAGCAAATGCAATTGTAGATGGGCTAATTGTTGATGATGACGTAGCGGCGTGGATTGCTGGTTCAACAAGTGATGATTATAGAAATAGGGCTTTATTTACGGCGGCAGTTAGAATTGACCGCGAAAGATTTTTAGGGGCAAGGGCAACAGATACACAGGCTTTACAATGGCCACGAACAGGAGTTAGAAAACCAGACACTTATGTAAATACTTATGCTGTCGGATTTCCTTTCCGTATAACAACAGATTATTTTACAGATACTGAAATTCCTGATCAAGTAAAAAAAGCGCAGGCAATATTAGCTGTTTATTTGAATAATAATCGGGATGGATTAGGATTAAGTGGACTTGAAGATTTCTCTAATGTACAAGTCGGATCTGTAAATGTAACGCCAAACTTTTTCGGATCAACTGGCGCAGATCGCGTTCCGCCATTATTTGAACGCTATTTCACAGGCTTACGGATTAGTGGGCCGGGTAACATTTCAATCAAAAGGAGTTAATCAATGTACAACGCAGATCCAGATTACACACTTGGCGGGGAGCTAATCACAGACACAGCCGCACATACAGGCAGATTTAAAAGTATTTTTTTTAAAGAAGATACACAGATCAACACGGCTTCACATAATTATTCAGGTAATTCAATTGATTCTGAAACTTTTTTAGCGGGTCAGACAATTTATGGTGTATTCACTAGCATCACATTATCAAGTGGCGCATGTATCGCTTATAAAATCTAATGGGAATATCTTCAGCACTTAAAAAGGTTTTAACTAATAAAAAACTTTCTGCTGATATTACTTTTAGAAGTATTTCCGTGGGTTCTTATAATACAACGACAGGTGTTATTGCAGAAACAAACACAGATACATCTATTAGGGGTGTTTTAGAAGATATTAATTTGCGGGAAGTTAATGAATTAGTTGAAGCAAATGATAAAAAAATTCAAATCGCTGCCGCAAGTTTATCTTCTACACCGACAACCAAAGATAAAATTATTGTTGATTCTGTAACTTATTCGATAATAAGAATCGAAACAAATCAATTAGCTAATGAAAAACTTACTTTTGTTTGTTATTTAAGAACATGAGAAAAATACGCATCGACCAGATTGGGGATTATTCAGAAGAACAAATCAATACTTTGTTATCTGTTGCCGTATTGACGGGTGATCGTATTGTCAAAGAAGGATCGCCTGTTGATTCAGGAAGGCTTGCGGTTTCTTGGCAGATAGGAGAAAACGCAGAAGGGGGCGCACCCGCCCCAGAAGGTCAATATGGATCTTCTGGAAAAGGAACTGTTGTTAAACCCCCGAAAACTTTAAATTATCAATTAGGGAAAGAAAATTTTAAGAAAAAATATCATATACACAATAATGTTCCATATGCTGAACCTGTTATGTTTGGAACAAGTTTGCCGCCTTCTTGGGGTGGTACTTATAGAAGTAAACAAGGATTACAAGCAAGACATCTTGATTTGTTAGCAAAAGAACTTGCAAACGAAATTCAAGATTTATATAACCAAATCAGGGGGAAATAATGGCCGCAATAGATTTAAATACAGTTAGGGCAACAATAGAAGCAAGAGTCGCGACAGAACTTGCAAGTAGCCCCGCTATCCCTGTTGTTTTTCATAATATGTCGTTTGATAGTAGTGCTGTAACAACCTTTGTTCAATGCCTTACAACATTCGGTGAAAGTAATTATCTGACGCAGGGAAATGCGGACGGATTGAACCGCGTGAATGGAATTGTTGTTTTTAATATCTTTACACCGCAAGGAATAGGTTCAGGCGACAACTACACAATCGGCAAAAGGTTGCGGAATTTGTACAATCGAATTACAGTTTCAAGTGTGATCTTCGATGCCCCAATCGGGCCGGAGGTCGTTAACAACCCAAATCCACAAGGTCAATTTGAAACACAATTGCGGATGACCTTTGAAATTTTCGAGGAACTTTAATGGAAATTACAGAAAAAATGCTTGATGCAATTGAAGCTGTAAAGGGTCGCCGTGACCCTGCATATTGGGATGGACGTTGCAGGCGATATATGGAAAAGCAAGAAAAATTAAAAAAAGATGTAAAAAAGTCAGATAAGAGTTAATATATTTATAAATAGATTCTTTTTTTGTTATGGCTATCAAGGGCGATGTTGGAAAAATCATGTTTGAAAACGCTGGAGGAACTGAAGCTGACGTTGGACAAACAAGAAACTGGTCTTTGTCTATAACAAAGGACACGATGGAAACAACAAAACAAGGCGATACATTTAAAACAAATATCGGCGGTTTAATTTCTGGCGAGGGTTCAGCAGAACTTCTTTATAATCCATCAGAAACAGGCGCAGGCTATACAACATTTATTGATGATGTATTAACCACAGGCGACAACGCGGATGCAAAATTTGAATTATTTCCTGATAGAGATACTTCGGCAAAGAAAATAAGTTTTGATGGCATTATTACTGGCGCTGAATATGGTGCAAATTTAGGCGAAGTTCAAGTAATAAATATCAGTTTTCAAACAAGTGGTACCATTACCAACGCTATCTGATACATTAGGTTTATTAGTCCACTAATCAACCAATGCAAAAACGAACTATCGACTTGTTAACTGAATCTTATAAAGATCAGATGACAGCCAGAAGAAAATACGAATTTAAAAATAAAAACGGGGAAAAAATTGTCGATTTATACTTTAAGCCTTTAACAAGGGATGATCGAGTTCGCGCACAGTCAGCCGCAAATACAGACGATGCTTTGACAATATCAACTTATCTTCTTTGTAAAAATGCAGAATTGGAGGATGGGTCAAAGGCATTTGCACCCGCAGATGCGCCAAACCTTCAAAGAGAACTTCCAGAAAATGTTTTAAACGAAATCGAACTTTTTATGTTTGATATTCAATTAAATGTTGATACAGCAAAAAAATAATAAGGCGAGATAATTGGATAAATTTTGAATTTTTTCTCGCAACAGAATTAGGTAAAACAATAAAAGAATTACGTTCTTTGATTACAGAAGAAGAACTAATATATTGGGCTGCATATTATGAAGTTAAGAATGAAAGAGAAAAAAGAGAATTAAATCGTCAAAAAGCAAATAGGAGGTAATATATAATAAAGGCTTTTTTTATTTGTGGCACAGGCTAATGTAAAACTTACAGTTGATGCTAGTCAGGCCACTAGAGCGTTAAAGGGCGTACAGGCACAATCGACAGGGTTACAAAAATCGTTCGGAGCATTAAAAACAGCAATTGCGGGTGTTGCTATAACAGCAGTTGCAAAGCAAGCTGTCAGCACGGCTTCAAATTTTCAGGCGTTACAGCTAAGAATGAAAGTTTTGACGTCAGAATTTGGCGAATTTGCACAGGCTCAAGAATTAGTTGCAAAGGCGCAAGATAGATTTAATTTGTCAATTACTGAAGCAACAAAAGGCGTAACAGATATATTTGCAAGATTAAGACCTCTTGGAATTTCTTTAAAAGATATTGAGACAACTTTTATCGGTTTTAACACAATTGCAAAATTAGCGGGATTAAACGCAACAGAAGCAAGCGCGGCATTTACTCAACTTGCGCAGGGTTTAGGTTCTGGACGCTTACAAGGCGATGAATTCAGAAGTATTGCAGAACAGGTTCCTCAACTATTAAAAGCGATTTCAGATGAAACTGGCATTGCTGCGGGTAAGTTAAAAGATTTTGCATCAAAAGGGCTTCTTAAATCTGATATTGTTTTACGGGCGTTGGCAAAATCAGCAGAAGAAGGCGCAGATAAAATTGGCGATATTATGGCTGCTTCGCCCGCAGAAGTATTTAAAAAATTTAGTAATGCTGTTGAAGAATTGCAAATGACTTTAGGATCAAAATTATTGCCTGTTGTTTTAAAAGTAACAAAAGAAACTACTGCATTAATTAAAGCAATTATAAGTTTTGTTGATAGCGAAGCGGGACAGGTTACATTAACATTTATAGGAATTGCTGCGGCCATAAAAGGCATATCAATTGTTGCTCCTTTAGTTATTGGGCAAGTTATTCAAATGGCTGCATCTTTTCAGGCCGCGGCGATTCAATCAGCATTAGCTTCAACTGGTTTTACAGGACTTGCGGCAAAATCTTTCTTAGTTGCGGGTGGCGTTACAAAAGCAACAATCGCTGTAAATGCTTTTAAAATTGCACTTGCAAAAACTGGAATTGGTTTAGCTGTTATTGCATTTGGACTGTTAGCTACTGAAATTTTAAAGGTTATAAATGCTCAGAAAGAATTTAATAGAACATTAGCGGAAGGCTCAAAAGCAGACGTTAAAAAGCAAATGTTAGATCAAATAAAAACTATTCAAAAATTAGAAGAAAAAATTGCAAAGGCAAATCCAGTAATAGATGTATTATCTGAACAATTTAACGGATTAACACCAACAGTTGCATCAATGACTGTTGAATTAGGAAATGCAAATAAAAAACTAAAACAGTTAGAAAAAAGATTTGCAGAAGCAGATGCCGAAAAACTTGCAAAAGAATTTGCTTCAGCCGTTAAAAGTTTAGAGGATACAAATAAAGCTCTAGAAAGAAATAGCGAAGTGGAAGCGCAATTGTCGGAAGAAGCTAAAATTCAAACAGAATTTAAACAAGCAATTACAGATTTAGAAGAAAAATATACAGGAGATCAATTACAAGAATTAAAAGATTTACAGGTAATAAATCGAGATTTACAGCTTAAAGGATTAATTATTAAAAGAAATACTGAACAAGCAAAAAAATTAAATGATGCTTTTAAAAAAGTAGGAGAAGATATTGGTTCAGGTATTACTGATGCCTTAGCTAGTGCTGTCGAAGGAACAAAAACACTTGGAGAAGCGGCAAGATCAATTCTTAATGATATAGCATCATCCTTGTTAAGGATTGGAATTAATTCTGCGCTTACTGGTTTATTTGGTAAAACTAAAATAGGCGGATTTTTAGGGTTTGCGAATGGAGGAAGGCCACCCGTAGGCAAGCCTTCAATTGTAGGAGAGCGAGGGCCGGAGATCTTTGTTCCTCGTTCCGCCGGTACTATTATCCCAAACAATAAAATCGGCGGTGGTACTGTTAATAATATTAATGTAAATGTAGATGCGAGCGCTATGCAATCAGATGCAAACGAAAATCGCGGGAAAGAACTTGGCGTTGCTCTTGCTTCGGCGATACAATCAGAATTAATAAAACAAAAAAGACCGGGAGGTTTATTAGCATAAATGGCAACCTTTCCAAGCGTCACACCCACATATCAAGGTTTTTCAAAGAAATCTGCGCCCGCTGTTCGCACAGTAAGGTTTGCAGATGGATTTGAACAAAGAATATTTTTTGGATTAGCAAGCAATCAAAACCCGAAAATCTATAATGTAAATTTTGAATTAAGCGAAACAGAAGCCGATGTTGTCGAAGCGTTTCTTGATAGCCGCGCAAACGATCAAGATAGTTTTACATTTACACCGCCCGGCGAAGGCTTTACTAAAACAGGAACATATTCACAATCAGGAACGACAGTAACAATCTCAATTACAAATCATGGAATTGCAATCGGTGATGTTTTGACTATTGACTATACTTCAGGATCAGCAACCGATGGTTCTTTTACAGTTGCAACAGCGGCAGATGCAAACACTTTTACAGTTACAGCGGCATCGAGTGGAACAAATAGTGGAAATGTTTCAATTACTCTTTCAGGTGCAAAATTATTTGTGTGTGAAACTTGGTCAAAATCTATTCCTTACAATAATAGGGCGTCAATCAGCGCAACATTCAGACAGGTGTTTGAACCATGAGTACAGATAAAATTGTAAGTGAATTACAGAAAGTTAATCCGTCAGCGGTCATTGAACTTTTTACTTTAACTCTTGATAATTCATTGCACGGCGCAACGACAGTTTATCGTTTTCACGCGGGAACAAGTTTAAAAGATAATGGCGAAATTATATGGCAAGGTAATTCTTATACAAGATTTCCTGTTCAGGCAGAAGGTTTTAAATATGGTAAGGGGCAATTACCGCGTCCAACCCTTACATTTTCAAATGCTTTTGGAACACTTTCTGCAATTTTACTTGAAGTTAATGCACTTACAGCGGGGAATGATTTAACAGGCGCAACTGTTAAAAGGATTAGAACAAAAGCAAGATTTCTTGATGCTGCAAATTTTCCAAGCAACGTAAATCCATATGGAACCCCAGACCCGACAGCGGAAGGTAAACAAGAAATTTTTTTAATTGATAGAAAAGCGGCAGAAAACAGAACTGTTGTTTCTTTTGAACTTGCGGCTGTTTTTGATATGGCGGGAGTTCGAGCGCCAAAACGTCAATGTACTCGATCAGAATTTCCATCCATCGGGTTAGTTTCGGGATGACTTGGAAGGATCAGGCACTTGCTCACGCAAAGGAACAAGACCCGAAAGAATCTTGCGGTTTATTATTAAATATTCGCGGAAAAGAAAAATATTATCCCTGTCAAAATTTAGCTCTTACATCACATCAATGTTTCATAATGAATCCCGAAGATTATGTTGCGGCAGACTTACTTGGAGAAATAATTGCAATAATACATTCGCACCCGATAACACCGCCTGTAGCTTCAGAAGCTGATAAAGTAAGTTGTGAGCAATCAAATTTGCCTTGGCATATCGTCAACCCTAAAACTGAACAATGGGGTTTTTGTGAGCCGACAGGATATAAGCCAGAAATAATTGGTCAGCCGTGGGTTTGGGGCATTTCTGATTGTTGGTCATTAGTTCGCAGATATTACAAAGAAAAATTAAATATAGAATTACGAGATTGGGAAAGACCGATGACCCCTGAAGAATTTGAAGCCGACCCGATGTTTGATCGCTGCGCTTGGCGGACAGGATTCCGTGAATTAAGAAAAGATGAAAAATTAAAAAATAATGATTTATTATTTATGTCGGTTGGCGGAACTGGTTTGAATCATGTGGCGATTTTTTTAGATGGTGATGTTTTGCATCATTTTAGAGATAGACTAAGTTGTAAAGAACCATACAACCCTTGGTTGTTAAAATGTACAGGAAAGAGGTTGCGTTATGCTTCGTAAAATTAAACTGTATGGAGAATTAGCCAAAGAAATCGGCCATAAAGAATTTGAAGATATTAATGTTGCAAACGTAGCGGAAGCGGTTAGTTTTTTAATAAATAATTTTCCAGAATTAGAAAAACATATGGCGACTCGATATTATAAGGTTATTGCTAATAATGACGAAATTGGTGAAAACGAGCTTCACGATCCTATTGGTAAATCAGATATATCTTTTGTACCTGTTATTTCAGGTTCGGGGGGTAATTTCGGAAAGGTGCTTCTTGGAGTGGCCTTAATCGGTTTATCATTTACGCCAATGGGTGCTGGACTTTTTGCTAGCGGTTCTAGTGCGGGTCTGGCTGGTGGTGGTGGTTTAATCGGTGCAACAGGTTTATATGCGGCGGGTGCTTATGGTTCAGCGGCTCTTGGCCTTATCGGCACGGGGTTAGTTCTTAGTGGTGTTAGTGGGATGCTGTTTCCAACACCAAAAACACCTGAATTTTCTAGCGAACAAGATCCACGTTTATCGTTCAGCTTTTCAGGGACGCAACAAACAAGCAGGGCTGGAACGCCAGTCCCGATTGTATATGGAGAAATCTTCACAGGATCAGTGGTGATTTCTGGCGGTGTTGATACGGAGCAAGTTCAAGCATGACTGATAAAAGAAAAGTTATTCGTGGTTCTGGCGGATCTCCACCACCACCTACACCAAGACAACCGACAAGAACCCCTGACACCTTACACAGTAAGCAATTTGCAACTTTCCTTGATCTTATATCAGAAGGAGAGATTGAAGGCTCTGCAACCGCTTCAAAGGAAGGTTTAACAGATAGGACAACAACAGCTTATAAAAATGCGTATTTAAAAGATGTTTTTTTAAACGATACCCCTGTTTTAAAAGCATCAGCAAATTCATCAAGCCCCGCAGATACAGATTTTAATTTTCAAAATGTAAGTTTTACACCGCGTTTCGGAACTGCAAACCAAACAAAAGTTGATGGAATTGAAAGTTCTTCTTCAATCACGCCTGTCGGTGTTACTGTTACAGCTTCTTCGCCAGTTACAAGACAGATTACAAATACAAATGTTGATCGAATAAAAGTAACTGTTAGCTTTCCACAAATACAAAAAGCAACAACAGAAGGCGATTTATTAGGCTCTTCTGTTCAATTAAAAGTTTCTGTTCAATATAATAGCGGCGGTTTTACAGACGTTATTACAGATACAGTTACAGGCCGCACCGCTGATGCTTATCAAAAAGATTATTCAGTAAAAGTTACAGGGTCTTTCCCTGTCGATATAAGAGTTTCAAGAATTACAGCAGATTCAACAGATTCTTCTTTGATTGATTCTTTTCAATTTGCTAGTTTTGCAGAAATTATTGACGATGCGAATATTTATGCAAACTCAGCTTATAACGCGATAAGACTTGATTCTCAACAGTTCAGTTCAATTCCACGCAGGAAATTCCGTATTCGAGGTATCAAAGTAAGGATTCCGGGTGCTGGCGCTTCTAGTTCTGGTACGCCGACTGTAGATTCTGCAACAGGTCGAATTGTTTACCCTGATGGCTATATATTTAACGGTGTTATGGGCGCTGCGGTTTGGTGTTCATGCCCTGCGATGGTGTTATTAGATTTGCTTACTACTGAAAGGTACGGATTCGGAACGCATATTGCAGATGCAAACCTTGATTTATTTTCTTTTGTAACCGCATCAAAATTTGCAAACACCCTTGTTGATGATGGCTTCGGCAGTCAAGAAGCAAGATTTTCTTGTAATGTAAATATTCAATCTTCAAGTTCAGCTTTTGATTTAATAAATGAACTTTCGGGCGTAATGCGTTGTATGCCGATATGGTCAACAGGTTCAATATTATTAGCCCAAGATTCCCCCAAAGATTCCTCCTTTCTCTTCTCACTTGCCAATATTTCAAGCGATGGTTTTAATTATTCAGGCTCAAGTCTGAAACAAAGACATTCAGTAATATCGGTCAGTTATTACAATATGGATTCGCAAGAAATAGATTATGAGGTTTTTGAAAATACCACACTTTCAGCAAAGATTGGAACTGTTGTTAAGCAAGTAAAAGGTTTCGCGTGTACATCACGAGGTCAAGCGTCAAGATTGGCAAAAGCAATTGCTTTTTCGGAAGCAAATGAATCTGAACTTGTGACGTTTACGACATCAATGGAAGGCGGCTTGATGTGTAGGCCGGGCGCTGTTATAGAAATCAATGACCCAGTTCGCGCGGGTGTAAGGCGTTCAGGAAGGCTTGCAAGTGTTACTTCAACAACAGTTGTTACAGTTGACGACACAGAAAATACAGATTTACCAACAACCAACAGCCCCACATTATCTTTAATTTTGCCTGATGGCACAGTTGAAACAAAAGATATTTCTGATATTACAAACGGCGTTGTAACTGTTTCTTCGGCATTTTCACAGACACCAAACGCAAACACAATATATTTAATTCAAAATTCAACAGTTGAAGCGCAAAAATTTAGAGTAATAACAGTTGAAGAAACAGATTCAACAAATTATACGATTACAGCTTTATCTTACATAAATGAAAAATACGCATTTATTGAAGACGGCGCAACATTACCTACAAGAACAGTTTCAAAATTAAATGATTTACAGCCGCCGCCCTCTAACCTTTCAGCCGTTGAAACAATAGTTCCAATTAATAATCAGGCTGTATCAAAAATATTTTTAAGTTGGCAACCAATAACAGGAGTTATTGAATATCAAGTTAACTACAGATATGAAAATGGAAACTTTGTATCTGAAAAAGTTTCAAGACCTGATTTTCAAATAATGAATAGTCAACTAGGAACATATGAATTTCAAGTTTTCAGCTATAACGTACTCGGACAACTTTCGGCAACTTCTAATAATTTAACTTTTGAAGCTGTCGGTAAAACTGCTGTTCCTCAAGATGTTACAAATTTAACTGTTGAACCTGTAAACGATCAGTTTGTAAGAATTAGATTCGATAAAGCAACGGACGTTGATGTGACTCATGGAGGTAATATTGTAGTCAGACACAGCAATCTGACGAATGGTTCTGGTACTTTTACAAATTCAGTTGACCTTATCCCTGCACTACCGGGCTCTGTAAGTGAAAGTTTAATCCCTGCTATTGACGGAGAAGTAATTCTCAAATTCCGCGATGATGGCGGACGCCTTAGTGATGGAGAAGCATCAATTATTGTTACCTCGCCTGATCCTTTACCAAAACTTACAGTCATTCAAGATAGAGAAGATACTGATTCACCTCCTTTTGCGGGTGCAAAGTCTGATTGTTTTTTTAGTGATGAAGTTAATGGACTTGTTCTTGGTTCGACTACTACCTTAGATACTGTCAGCGATTTTGATTTGATTGGAAATTTAGACTTTTTAGGTGCTGTAGATCAAACAGGTGGCACTTATGATTTTGCAAATGTTCTTGATTTAGGAGGAAAACAACCGCTTAAGCTTAAGCGACATATGGTTACACAAGGTTTTTATCCCGCAGATTTAATTGATAGTAGAACAGCAAATATTGATACATGGACAAACTTTGACGCTGCAACAGCATTTGATGTAAATGCGCGTTTACTTGTCGCAACAACAGATGATGACCCTTCAAGCGGATCCGCAACTTTTTCATCTTTTCAACCTTTAGCAAATGGAACTTTTGTTGCAAGAGGTTTTAAATTTAGAGCAGAACTTACAACAAACGACCCTGCGCAAAGTATAGAAATAGATCAACTTGGATATACAGCAGAACTTGAAAGAAGAACGGAGCAAAGATCAAATATTTCTTCAGGCACATCATCATCTGGTCTTAACATTACATTTGATCAGACCTTTTTCACAGGACAAGCTGGAACAAGTGTTGCGGCAGGCACACAGTTGCCAAGTATTGGTATAACAGCAAATGATCTTGGTGGGACAGATAGGTTTGAAATTACAAATATTTCTGGTAGTGGTTTTAATATTAAATTTTTAAATGCTGGAAATGCTGTTCAAGATAAAACATTTAGTTATACCGCCGTTGGTTTTGGGCGCGGGTCTTAAAATTATGATAACCTAAAAGAAAAAATAGACTCAAATTATGCCTCCGGTACATGATTACGTCATCGACAACTCAACCGGCGCCAACGTCCGGGCTGACATAAACAACGTATTAGCTGCAATTGTAAGTAATAATTCATCATCATCTGAACCTTCCACAAAATACGCTTATCAATGGTGGGCTGATACAAACGAAAACGTTTTAAAAATTAGAAATAGCGCAAACAATGGATGGGTTACTCTTTTCCAATTAGATGGAACATTAACTCTTGAAGATGGTTCTGCAAGCGCCCCCGCTTTAGGTTTTCGTGATGATCTTGATACTGGTATATTTTCTAGCGCTGCAAATAATTTAGATATAGCAACAGGCGGTTCTGTAAGAGCAAATATAAGTTCAACAGGATTAAACGTCACAGGAACAGTAACAGATGACGGAGCAGTTCACGATGGTAATGTTGATTTAAATGGAAATATTGATGTTTCTGGCACTTCGACTTTAAATGGTGTAACGACTTTTAACGAAGATGTAACTTTTGATGGTGCTACTGCTGGTCGTGATGTTGTTTTTGACAGGTCGGAAAATGCTCTTGAGTTTGCTGATGACGCAAAGGCAACTTTTGGAACAGGTAGTGACCTACAAATTTTTCACAATGGGTCTGCTTCTTATATTCAAGATGTAGGTACAGGAAATTTAGTATTAGCTGCTAGTGATGCAATTATTTTTCAAAATAGCGCTACAAATGAAACATTAGCAGGTTTTTACGAAAATGGAGCAGTAGAGCTATATCACGATAATACAAAAAAGATAGAAACAGCTAGTGGAGGCATTTCACTCACAGGAGGAGCTGCAGCAAATATTACAGCATTATCAGATGGGGCGACAATAACAATAGACATGGCTACAGCCTGTCATCATTCAGTGACACTCGGTGGTAACAGAACTTTTGCAGCACCTAGTAATCAGGTAGTAGGTCAAGCTGGTTCGATATTTATTACACAAGATGGAACCGGGTCTAGAACAGCTTCATTTAACGCAGCGTTTAAATTTGTAGGCGGAACAGCACCAACACTAACGACGGGGGCAGGGCTGACAGATCGGATTGATTACATTATTCTGTCCAGTAATGTTATTCATTGTGCAGTTTCATTGGATGTTAAATAATGGGTTTTTATGATGCAATAAGAATCGGGGCTTCTGGGACTGCTGATAGTGCCTTTACGGTAGATCGTAGTTTAAGGTTCAATAGTGATGATTCTCCACGATTAAATAGAACACCTAGTAGCGATGGCAATAGAAAAACTTGGACAATAAGCACTTGGTTAAAAAGAGGATCAATAGACAGAACAATGGTATTTGGTGTCTATACGTCAGGCACATCAGTATCAGTAATTGAAATTCAAAGTGATCATAAACTTGCTTTTTATGATTTTTTAAATAGCTATAGAATACAATTTCAAACAACTCAACTCTTAAGAGATCCCTCCGCTTGGTATCATTTAGTTATTGCTTTAGATACAACACAAAGCACAGAAAGTAATCGAGTAAAAATATATTTGAATGGTTCACAAATTACAAGTTTTAGTACTGCAACATATCCTTCTCAAAATTTAGATGTAAAAATAAATACTGGTTCTTTATTACACGCTATAGGTACAGAAGGTAGCAATCAAAGATTTCATTTTGATGGTTACATGGCAGAGTTTAATTTTATTGATGGACAACAACTGACACCATCATCTTTTGGAGAAACAAACGCAGAGACAGGTCAATGGAATCCTATTGATACATCAGGATTAACTTTTGGTACAAATGGATTTTATTTAAAATTTGCAGATAATTCTGGAACGACTGCAACAACACTTGGCAAAGATTCAAGCGGTAACGGCAACAACTTCACACCAAATAACTTTGCAACTGGTGATGCTGTAAAAGATAGTCCTACTAATAATTTTGCAACTGCTCAGATGATGGGTACACCATTTGAAAGTGGTGCTGGTTTTGCAGAAGGTAATTTACAATTTACATCAGGATCAACTAACTCAGGAAGAAATTTAAATAGGCAAGCATTTGCTCCCATGTTAGTTAATACAGGTAAATGGTATGCAGAATTTATGCATAAAGATTCTTCTTCTGCAGGTTTTATTGGAGTTGGAGCTTATCAGCAATTAAGTCCAACAGTAAATAACACAAGATATGCTTATGTTCGTAGAAATGATGGAAAAGCCGTTTATAGGACTGCTGGTTCTGAGACAATAGCTACTTATGGATCGTCTATTGCACAATATGATGTTGTTGGTGTTTATTTAGATATGGACGCTGGCACTCCTGTAGTTTATTTTTCAAAAAACGGACAATGGGCAGATGGATCAGGTAATTTTGACGAGTCAAACCCTACTTCTGGAATAACCTTAGGAGATTCTTTTTTTACAACTGATACTGGAGGAAATGATGGCTTTGCTACATTTATTCTTTCATCAAGTGATGGCGGTACAAGTGTCACAATTCAAGCAAATTTTGGACAAGATAGTACATTTTCTGGACAAATAACTGCTGGTGGCAATGCAGATGCAAATGGAAAAGGAGACTTTAAATATGCAGTTCCTACTGGAGCAAAAGCATTATGTTCAGCAAACTTACCCGACCCAACAATACTGCTACCCAATAATCATTTTAATACTTTGCTTTATACAGGTAATGATTCAAGTGATAGAGATATAACAGGTGTCGGATTTCAACCTGATTGGCTATGGATAAAAAATAGATCACAGGGAGATTGGCATCAGTTATGTGATGCTGTAAGAGGAGC